AAGCTACGCTCACCATCTTGATGTATAATTTCTTGAGCAAGATGATGGTCAATCTTCTCAGCAATAACTGATGAGCTGGTTTTCATTACAAGTTTTAATACTTTATATGAGTAGCCTTGAAGACCTAAGTCTTCACGCATGAATCTAATTAGTTGTGTGTGTTTCATTTCATTAATCCTTTTCCATTTCATTTCAATAGTTTACATTGTGCGCTTACGCAACACAACCCACCACATGTTGACCTCGACTCAACGCCAAGCACAAGATGCGCCCCCTCAAAAGAGGAGGAACATCCATGCTGACGCTACAATTCCTGATGCTGTAGCTGCGTATAAAAATATACAGATGCGATCCTTTAATTCCTCATGCTGTATCTCAGCATCAGTGTAACCTAGATTGCGACGTTCGTTGCGACGTTGTTCTTCTATGCTTAACATTGAGTATCTCCTTGGTAGTGAGGGGGCTTACGCCACCCTCTTTTGCATTGCTGCTAGTTTAGATGCTAGTGATGCCTTGCTTTTAGGCTTGACTGTCATGCTCCATTCTTCGCCGTCATTGATGATAAGGTATACTGCTTTGTCAGCTTCGTGACGCTCATCAAGTTGCTCGAGTTCTATCTCAATGCGTTCAGCTTTTTCGCAAGCTCTTTCTGCCGCGATGTCTTTGCCTTCGGCTACATATGATTCGAAGTCTGTAACTGCGTCAGCTAGCATCTTCTTCTTGTATGTTAAACTATTGTAACTTGTATAACACGCATCGCGTGAGATATTCTTTTGTAAATAATCCATGTTGTCACCATCGTGATAGTTGATGACAGCTAGCTTTAGTTCCATGAGTGTGGATGTTGAGTTTGATTTAGTCATGTCTAGTACCTCTAGTTAAGTAGGAGGGGTAACACCCTCTGATGCAGACCAAGAGCCAGTAACGAAAAGGTCTTCTTCAGACCCTTGCCCACAGCAACTTCTTTCCACGCCTGTAACCAGATGTAAGGAAGACAGGCATAGAATAGAATACAGTCAGGAGTTAGGGAGAAAGGAAAGTGGTTGCAGTGGGTTTTCGATGCTGGCATGCAGGTCAAGTCAGAGGGTGTTGCTACTCCGACTAGAGGTACGCAGACATGGCTGAAGCAAGCGAGACATATGCGCTCGGGGAACTACAAGATAGGTTTCAGCAACGAGAGTGATGCAGTGATGACATGGATTATTTACGAAAGCATATCCTTTTGTAGTACCTTGTAGTACCAGTTCCATAACATACTAGAAGAAGATAGATAGGCTGATGCACGTTTTGTGCGTTGACACAGGGTGTATTTGTAGTGCTAAACATGGGGGGAGAGAGGGAGAGGGGGGCTACAGTAGGAGTTTATATGAATAACATAGCACAAAGAAAACTAACCCGTAAGCAGACAGCATTGGTTGAAGCGTATGTAGCAAATGGTGGTAATCTTACACAAGCCTCACAAGAAGCTGGCTACGCTGAAGGCGACAGCGGAAGAGTGACGGCACAGAAGAGTATGAAGCTAGCCCATGTGCAGCAGTACATGATGGAAGTTGTAGCTAAAGAGTTTAGTAGACATGCTCCAGCGGCCGTACACCAGTTGGCAGGGCTAGCCAAGAAGGCTAAGTCTGAGTATGTACAGCTTGAGGCTAGCAAGGATCTATTGGATAGAGCAGGGTTTAAGCCAATAGATAGATCGCAAGTACAACTAGCAGGAGATATTAAGGTTTCGATTGATCTTGGCTAGGGGGTAGGGGGTTAAAAAACCTCGATAGTAACGTAGCTAGTGGTCCCTCACTCACATGATTATTAAAAAAAGCTTGAAAAAATATTGGTAATAAAAAGGGTTTTGTAAATGAGTAGATTTGGTGATAAGGTTCCAGAGACGTTTGACAACAGTACGGATAACGAGACTGCTAAGAAGGCGTTGAAGAGTAGTGGATATACAAAGGAGACTGAATAATGTGTGGTGGTAGTATTACATCAACGGCTGCAAGAGCAGAGGAGCTTTATCAAAAAGAGAAGAAGGATTATGGTGACTTACCTTCCCTAGCATTGGGTGATAAGGTTAAGCGCAAGCCTTCTTCAGAAAGAATGGGGGACGTTAAGAAGCCAGCTGATAATGCAGCTAGGTCACTCTTGATGCCGTATATGAAATGAGTACCCCAGCGTGGACACGCAAAGCAGGTAAGAATCCCAAGGGTGGTCTTAATGCTAAAGGGCGCGCTTCTTATAAGGGTGGTACGCTTAAAGCCCCAGTTAAGTCTGGTGATAACCCAAGAAGAGCTTCTTTCTTAGCGCGAATGGGTGGCATGAAAGGCCCAGAGCGTGACTCCAAAGGTAAACCCACTAGACTTCTTCTTAGCCTAAAGGCATGGGGAGCATCGTCAAAAGCTGACGCTAAATCTAAAGCTGCAGCAATTAGCAAAAGGAATAAAAAGAATGGCTAATGGATTATATGCAAACATGAATGCACGTAAGAAAAAGGGAACAAGTAGATCTAAGAAAGATTCTACTATTAGCGATAAGGCTTACAAAAATATGAAAGCTGGCTTCCCTAAGAAGAAAACTCTATTGAAAAAGGACAAATAATGGCTTGGACATTTAAAAATGGTGACACATATACAGGCGACACGCACGAATTAGCTGGCAATACTTACTCTGGAAAGACGCGCACACGCAATTCTAAGCCTTTGATAGAGGTAAAAGAGGCAGCAAAGCCTAAGAAAGAACGAAAAACTAGAGCGACACCCTTTAAAAAGGAAAAGTAACCTTGAGTTTTTTAAATACATTGCAGCCTAAAGAGCGCGATACACTGCGTAGGGTGGTGCGTATAGTACATATGAAGCATCATCCCAAGCATTTTCAGACAGATTTCGAAGCTGATAAAATTATTGAGGCTATTGGCCCCGAAATTGCAGCTAGAATGATTAAAGTTGGCATAGATAATAAGATATTAGATAAGTGATAGATTTTAAATACAGGCCAGATGGCGAAGTTGTTAAGGCGTTTATGAAAGACGACACGTTCTTTCGTGGCATTCGTGGGCCTGTTGGTTCTGGCAAGTCAGTATCTTGTTGCGTAGAAATTTTTAGACGCGCACTAGCGCAAAAGCCTAATAAGCAGGGCATACGCCGCAGCAGATGGGCAATAATCCGTAACACAAACCCACAGCTAAAGACTACAACCATAAAAACTTGGCTTGATTGGTTTCCAGAGGATGCATGGGGCAAGTTTACTTGGTCTGTTCCCTATACACATATGATAAAAAAAGGCGATCTGGAGCTTGAAGTCCTCTTCTTAGCACTTGATAGGCCAGAAGATGTTAAGAAATTGCTGTCTTTAGAGCTGACAGGCATATGGGTTAACGAAGCTAGAGAGATTCCTAAGTCAATTATTGATGCATGTACCATGCGTGTAGGTCGTTTTCCTTCTATGCGTGATGGCGGTGCTACTTGGACAGGTGTTATCTGTGATACCAACGCTCCAGAGGAAGATCATTGGTGGCCTATCATGTCTGGCGAAGTGCCAGTACCCGACCATATCCCTAGAGAACAGGCTAAAATGCTGGTGAAACCCGACAATTGGTCGTTTTATACCCAACCTAGCGGTATGATAGAAAAGTTTGACGAAGATGGGGAGATAGATGACTATGTGCCTAACGATGTTGCAGAGAATAGAGAGTATATGCGCGAGGATTACTACCCAAATCTGATACGCGGTAAGACAAAAAGCTGGATTGACGTGTACGTTATGAACAAATTAGGCTCAATCCAAGAGGGTAAACCTATCTATCAGATGTTTGCTAGCGATGTGCATGTAGCAAAAGAGGAAATACCTATTGCTGCTGGCGCACCCCTATACATTGGTATAGATTTTGGGCTTACTCCTGCTGCTACAATGGGGCAAAAGGTACGCGGAAGGTGGTTAATACAACAAGAAATCGTTGCATTTGACATGGGTATCGTTAGATTTGCAGAGGTATTGCGCCAAGAGATAGCTACTAGGTTCTCTACATGCTCCGAGGTATTTATATATGGTGACCCTGCTGGTGATTTCCGCGCTCAAACTGATGAATCAACGCCGTTTCATATACTGCGTGGTGCTGGTTTGCGTGCTTTCCCTGCTCCTTCTAACTCTGTTGACCTAAGATTAGAGAGTGTTGCGTCCCAATTACAGAAAATGGCAGACGGAAAGCCAGCATTTCTTATAGATCCTCGCTGTCAGCAGCTAATAAAAGGATTTGAAGGTGGGTATCAATACAGACGTATGGAGGTTTCGGGCGAAAGATACGCCGATAAGCCTGATAAAAATATGTTTTCACACGTACATGACGCATTACAGTACCAAATGTTAGGGGCTGGAGAGGGCAGAGCCTTAATAAACAACCAGAAACCAGCGTCTGCTACTGTTGCAAAGTCAACATTTAATGTATTTGATAGCCGAAAGAAGCCACAGCGCAGACAAGGATTGTGGTCAAGACTCTAAATTGTGCATTGAAAATTATTCTTTTCTGTGCCAACCAATGTAAAACAACCAAGGAGAATGATATGTGTGGTGGCGGTAATAAGAGAAGCCAAGCCGATATAGATGCTGAAGCAAAGGCTGCAGCGGACGCTCGTATAGCAGCAGAAGATGTAAAACAAAAAGAGATTGAAGAAAAAGCTGAAAAAAAACGTGAAGACATTGGCGAAGCAATAGAGAGTCGTACAGAAAGCAGAGCAGGTGGACGTGGTGGTTCTGGTCGCAGATCTTTGTTTACAGCAGGTGGCGGTGGATATTTAGGTAGATTTGGTTAATGGATAAAACAGCTAAGCAGTACATACAAAAGTATGAAAAAGCCAAGTCCTTTCGCGAGAACTGGGTTCCGTTGTTTGAGGAGTGTTATGAGTATGCATTACCTCAACGTGAAAGTTTTTACGCTGAAACTGCTGGGCAAAGACGCGATGATCGCATATTTGATGAGACTGCAGTGGTGGGTGTGCAAGAGTTTGCTAGTCGCCTCCAATCTGGGCTTGTACCTAATTTTGCTAGGTGGGCTGATCTCATGGCTGGTAGTGAAGTTCCTCCAAATCAGCGTGAATCTGTTGATAACGAGCTTGACGAGGTAACAGAATACGTCTTTGAAATACTGCAAAACTCTAACTTTAGCCAAGAAGTACACGAATCCTTCATGGATTTAGCAGTTGGTACTGGTGTTTTGTGTGTAGAAGAAGGTGATGCGCTTAATCCTGTTAACTTTTCTGCTATACCGCTACCCCATGTGGTGTTAGATACTGGCCCTGATGATAGAATTGACCACGTTTTTCGTGAACGCAAGGCTGTAAAGTATGATCATTTAGAAATGATGTACCCAAATGGTACGTTTGATCCTAAGGTAATGAATTATATGGGGTCAGATAAAACAACAACTGTACTAGAAGTTATATGTCGTGACTATACAGTTAAGAATGAAGAGGCTTATCTTAGTTATGCGTTCTGTATGACTACAAATACTGTATTAAACTACAAGCAAATGAAAGGTAACGGTTCAAATCCATTCATTTGTTTCCGTTGGTCTAAATGTGCAGGTGAAGTTTATGGTCGCGGCCCATTAATCAATGCATTATCTGCTATAAAAACTACAAATCTTACCATTGAAATGATACTTGAGAATGCACAGATGGCTATTTCTGGCATATACCAAATGGAAGATGATGGCGTTATAAATCCAGATACAATACAGTTAGTCCCAGGATCTATTATACCAAAAGCTATGGGATCTAGCGGATTGCAGCCTATTCGTGCAGCAGGAAACTTTGATGTAGCCCAGTTAGTGCTAGGTGATATGCGCCAAAACATAAAACGTGCGCTATATAACGATATGTTAGGTAATCCAGACAAGACACCAGCGTCAGCAACAGAAGTAGCAGAGCGCATGGCAGACCTTTCTAGGCGTATGGGTGCTGCTTTCGGTAGGTTACAAGCTGAATTAGTCCAACCAGTGCTACAGCGCGTTATTTACATCCTTAAAAAGCAAGGACGCATTGATGTACCTACAGTAAATGGACGTGAAGTTAAGATACGTTCTGTTTCTCCGTTAGCTCAAGCGCAATCTAATCAAGATATTTCTAGTGTTGGTCGCTTCCTAGAGATGGTTGCTGGTACATTTGGGCCAGAGATGTTGCAGCTACTTATTGATGGCGAACAAACAGCTATACATCTAGCTAAAAAGTTTGGCGTTCCTGAAAGCTTGATTCGCGATGAAGAACAGCGTAAACAAATAGCTGCATTAGCGCAACAAATGGCGCAACAACAAGCGCAACAACAACAGGGTGAAATGATTGAGCAGCAAAGTTAATATCGGAGTCGATGGTTATCAAAGGGCTACGAGTCAAGATTTAGAAATTAGCCAGAATATTGCTGAAACATTTAGTACCCCTGCTGGTGAGGCTGTCTTAAAGTATTTGCGTTCAGTTACTATTGAAATGGTACATGGGCCTAATGTGACCACAGAAGAACTACGACACCATGAAGGTCAGCGTTATATCGTTGGCCTTTTAGAGCGTCGAGTATCACATGCACATAGGAGTAAAAACAAATGAATGACATACCAGTAGGATCAGAGCAGTCTACACATGGTGAAACAGAGGAGCGTGACTTTGTAGTTGCTGAAGACACAGCGCCAGATAGACCAGAATGGTTGCCAGAAAAGTACAAGAGTGGTGAAGATTTAGCTAAAGCTTATAAAGAACTAGAGTCTAAGCTAGGCACTAAAGAAGAAGATCTGCGCGCACAGTTTAAAGAAGAGTTTGACTCTAGTAAGAATGCTGATCGCCCTGCATCTGCTGGTGAATATGCATTACCAGACTTTGTAGACGATGAAGAAGCAGTTGATAATGAGCTACTCAAGTGGTGGGCTGAACAGTCTTACGACAATGGGTTTGGTCAAGATAAGTTTGAAAAAGGTATTGAGATGTATCTTCAAGCATTAGATGGGTCTGCTCCTGATCTCGATGCTGAAGCTGCAAAACTAGGGGAAAACTCAGATCAGCGGATAGAAGCGGCATCTATGTTCGCTACTAAGTTTTTCCCTAGTGAGACTATGCCAGCAATAGAGCGTATGTTTGAAACGCATGAAGGTATTATTGCTATGGAAGCTATACAAGAAGCTATGAAAGATGGTGCATTTGCTGGAGACGCAAACCCTGCTGCTGGTATTACAGAGGACAGTCTAAAGGAAATGATGCAAGATCCTAGGTACTGGAGTAAGAATGACCCTGCATTTGTTCGGCAAGTAGAAGCTGGCTTTAAGAAGCTTTATGGAAGCTAAGATAATAAAGCGTGGTAATTTTTACCTAACGCCATTTACAAAAGACCATGTTGAAGAAGTAATTGCCAACTTGAGTCCAGAAAATGTCAGGGAGATAAATCTCCTTGGCTATCATAATGTTAGAGAATGCATTGAAGAGATGATGAAATACTCTGATTGCTACTTAGTACGCAAAGAAGGTGAGGTATTTACTGCAATATCTGGTCTTTGGTACGAAGATGGCAAAGAAACACCGCAGTTTTTTGCAATGTTTTCTAAGAATATTAAGAAAAACTTTACATCTATAGCGCGTGGATCGCGTATGTTAGTCACATTTTTTGATAGAACACAGGACGAAATGTGTATGCGTATATTGAGTGATCACCAGTTTATGTTGGATTGGGCATCATGGTTAGGCTTCGAAGCAATAGGTGTAACTCAGTTTAATTCTAATCACTATGTTGATTTTGTGCGTTGCATTTCCCCACAAAAAAGTGCTTATAGTGAAACATCACGGCCCGTGATGCACTGAAAGGCCCATTTGGATACCCTTGTCGATGTGAAGGAACGGATACCCGAGTAACCGAAACTTTATATTTAGGAAAAGAAAATGGCTAATACTATCGACCAAGCTTTTATTAAGCAGTTCGAAACTGAAGTCCACATGGCGTATCAACGCATGGGTTCTAAGCTTCGCAACACAGTACGTTCAACAAATGTATCTGCATCAGTAGCAAGATTCCAAAAAATCGGAACAGGCACAGCGTCAACCAAGACTCGTAACGGAGACGTTACAGCAATGGAACTAGCGCACACTAACGTAGAAGTCACAATGGCTGACTACTACGCAGCGGAATACATTGATAAGTTGGACGAATTAAAAATCAACATTAATGAGCGTCAAGTTGTAGCTCAATCTGCTGCTGCCGCATTAGGCCGTAAAACAGATGAGTTAATCACAGCAGCAATGGATGCTGGTGCAAACTCAACGCAAATCGCTGACACATCTGGCGCATTAGCAAAAGCTGACTTACTAACATTGTTTGAAACAATGGGTACAGCTGACATTCCAGAAGACGGACAGCGTTATATTGCTATGTCTCCAGCTGGATACACTGACTTGTTTAACATCAATGAGTTCGCATCAAGTGATTATGTAGGCCCACAAAGCTTGCCGTTTGCTGGTGGTATGACAATGAAAGAGTTCTTAGGATTTAAGATCTTCTCAACGTCTGCTGTTGCTGGTGGTAAAAACTTT